GGGTAGGGTTATGCGCTGAACTATTAATTTCCCCATTGAATTGTCCTTTAATCATATGTAATGCAAAACAATGCCCTGGTATTTAAATGAAATTACATTTAATGCCAGGGCGTGCACATTAGGTGTTGGTTATCTTAGTGCGACGTAGTTCCATGATGTTTCCTTCTAATAGTTAGTCTTAATGTAGCGTTCAATTGCATTGGCAATAGTGCGCGTACTGGCAAAGTGAATTCGTCCGCTTTCATAGCCACCATATCCAGAACGACCGATTTTACCGTAACGGTAGTATGTGCTAGTCTGGTAACCTTCAATGTGTCCTCCGAGAGCGATAAGCTTTACGTCAACGTTCTGTCCGTTGATTGTAAGGTGTATTGTTGCTACGTGTCCTGAGTAGTTGTTTTCCATGTTCCCAGTATACACGAAATCGGCCTAGAACCAAGTTCTAGGCCGATTTATTACTGAGAGTTTACCTCTTGCGTCATTCAAGCCAATTTAGCACTACGCGGTAGGCTTGAATTTGTCCCTCGTAGTAGTCTCGTACCGCCCACATTCGTGCAGCTTCGGATGCGCCATCGGCCCTTCCAGCCTGTTTCTGGTAGAAATTTCTATTTTCTTCGGCTATTTCAATCCAGGCTTTGATTGCGATTTTGAGCATTGCGTCGTTCATGTTCTTTCCTTATCTTTAAAGTTCTTCGATGCTGCAAATGTTTGAAAACTGCGCCGGTGTAACGTAGCAAAATTCAGGGTTGTAATAAGGAATGTGTCTACTTGCCTGATTCTTTGCGCCACGCTCTGTTTTACTAGTAACTGTTCCCAAACGCTTTCCGTTAGTTGCGTCCCTTACAATCCATTGAATGTTTTCCATGTTTCCAGTATACATGAAATCGGCCTAGAAGCAAGTTCTAGGCCGATTTATTACTGTGAGTTTACTGTTAACTAATGGCTTGACTCTTCTTTCTATCAGCTTCATTCCACATGATTGCCTCTTCAATTTTAGTTTTAACCGTGCTTAGTTCTCTAGTTGGATCGCCATTATTAGCGTTAGCTAGTGCGGCATCAAGTGCAGCTCTAATCAGTTCATTAGATGCTATGTTCATTGCTATCCCTTACTGTGAATGAGTGTGCTGGATTATTAATCCTGCCCTTGCATTCGATTTTGAATCCTTCGAAGAACTCAACTTTCATGCCACATGCAGGGCATGTGTACCAAATCACTTTGTACTCTTTCCATATGCGTTGTTGAGTTGTGCTTTGCGTGCGATACGTCGCATCCAATACTTTTCTGCTTTGCGGTACCCGATTGCGTGTCCTGCCATTAGTCCGAGTGCAATGCTGCACATTGCTGTTACGAAGATGAGCCAGAATACTACTGTAATAGGAATCATTTTACTGCCCTTATTGCCTTCCGCGTTTCTTATTGTGCATATTCATTACTCTAATAGCATTAGTAAATGAGTGGCAAATCCCAATTTGAATGTCTCCCCAAAATACATTCCACTCGTCAGTTTCTTTGTTCTTGTGAATATAATATCATTATATCTCCTAGAATGGTGCTGGAATATCATCAATAACCATAAACGAAAATACCGTCATTCCACGATACTTGCCACGTAGCACAGTCTTTTCATCTTTGAAAATCACATGCTTTACAGGAATATTGTACCTGATAGCAATGCTCGTAGCAATCTCTTTCGGATTGACACTCATAAGCTTATGCACAGAAAGCTGATTCATGTCACTCTGAACCAAGACGCTGAATCGTCCGTCTTCTAGTGTGCCCATTGGCGTTGCTTTGAACATGTTAATAGTCTAGTTAATAATTCTGTGTTTAACCTGAGAGTTTTATCCACAGACTTACTCACATGTTAATAACTGTGTGGATAAGGCATGGGCGTGTTCCTTGCCTACGTGAAACTAAATATGCAATGTTATCAATACGTATAATGCGGCCATTCCACGAATCATTTTCCGGAATTGTAATTAGTTCGCCATCTTTTGGACCGCCTATTACCTCACAATTGACTGTCTTCATTATTTATACCCCAGGGTATAAAATTTAGCTTTGCTAAATTCCCCACATGGTGCGCGCTGCCTCACGATACTGTCGCATGAGTTTACGCCATGTGCTGACACGCTTTTCTTTTACCGATGCAACATAACGCTTACGGTAGGTGTCAAAATTTTGAGGGTTAGACCAGTAAGCTAGTGTCCTCTGTGTCTCATTCATATTTATAGTATAACTGATCCCCTAGCCTGTTGTCAAGCTAGGGGATCAAAATCTTCAAAAGAAAATTGTTAGCACTGTAGGAACAAGAACAAGTGTGGAAACTGCTGCAATAACAAACACATAACTTGTGCTGTATGCGCGGGGGCGTTTACTACCATGCTGAATATTTGCTCTACGCAATGCGTTGCCTCAGCTCGTCATTATCTAGACTGAAAAGCTCGGCACTTTCTTGTTCGCCTCGCCCGTAGAGTGTAATTTTCTTATCAAACCGCTTACCTGGGTAATGCCGCATAATCACTCCATTATCCTTAGTGTAGTAAGTGTTACACCCTGCGTTTCGATGAATCCTATCTACAATGCCACGCTGAATCATTGATACGCCTGCTGACTTGATTTCAGTAGCAATATCATCGCCGATATCAACCAACTCTGGACCAATATTGCGTGGTGTCTTAATCGGAATAGTCTTCATTCCTTAATCCTATTCGGTACGGAGTAAACAAGTCCTCCAACACCTGCAATAGTGCCAAGACCGGCAATTACAGCTGTAATCCATCCTACCAAGCTAACAGGCGCGCCTTCCTGCAAGAATGGGAGAAGCGCACTAAGAAACGCGAGAATTCCAGCAAGCAAAGCGCCAACTACTGCCTTAGCGTAACCTGCCCACCAAGGCAGAGGCTTGCTCACAATTGGATTATTCTTGTCAAAAATGGGCGTGTCAGACATTGCTATTTTCCTTAATCATTTCATTTTCTTTTTCAGCTACTGCAAGTTGAACCATAAGTTCAGCGTTCATAGCCTTTAATTCTTCAATCTTCATATCTCGCTTGTGAAGATTACCATTAGTTTGTTCTTTAACAGTGTTAATATCTCCTTCCAACTTCTCTTGCTGTCCGTGCGTTTTATTCAATCCCCAAATTGCAACGCCCATAGCTCCAATGGTGCTAAGAGTGTTGAATGTGTATGAAACGAATTTATCGGCACTGGGAGATTGAACAAAGAATAGAAATGCGGCACCTACCAATCCTAACGCGGCTACAGCAATAAAACCAATAAACATGTAATTTTTATTCATCGCTTGAATATCTCCATAAAAGCGTTTCTAGTTGGTGCCCGATCAAACCTCATTCTATCGTGCCTGAACGCTGTGCGCAAGCTCCCTAGAGTCTTATCCGTGAAACTACCGAGCCGTTTACCTTCTTCCATCCATTGAGGTACGAGGGTAACGAAATCCTCTTCATTGCGTGGAATTCGTTTTTCCTGGCAATAGAACATGCCATCTTTATTATCATACCAAATACTAAATACGCCAGTCTTTGTTTCCAAAGTCATAAAATACTTTGCAGTATAAGGTTTTCCATCAACTAGACCCTCATGATTATCCTTGAATTGATTGTGCACGGCATAATCAACGTAATCAGGATCAAACTCCATCATAAATTTACCAAATTCAGTTTGATAAACTTCTGATTCAAATTCACTGGATTCCGGAAAGTGAAACAACATGAATGTTTTATCAGTTGCCTTTTTCTTAATGAATATGAATCCATTATCATCTGCTTTTTGTGGTTCAACGCGATAATGAATAAAGTATGGATTAGTGATGCTCACACTGTTAGCAAGCATAAGAACACGCGTGCGGCCTTGATACCTATCAACAGTATTGTAAAAGTTCATCAGTTTACGAGCTTCTTCCTGCAAGTATTGGCCGCCCTTTTCAATGATAAACTCATCAAAAATGATTGTCATTACATTAGGAAATTGAACCGACTTATAGTTCTGTGCAACAGACAGTGCAACGAAAAACCCAATAGTTGCCCATGGCCTACCGCGTTCCATAGATGCGTATTTGCGCGGGGATGCTTGTGCTTCCCAACCCATTACTCTAAAGTCAAATCCTGGAAACTCATGTTCAATATCAGCAAAGAATGTTGCTTTTGCCATTGCCAATTCTTCTTTGTAACGGCGAAGATAAATAAACTGCTTAATGTTCTTGTTAACTTCAAGAACGCTTTTTATCTTATCTTTACCGCTTTGTGTTTTAACATGGTAGTCTACAGATTCAATTTTAATTGATCTAGTAGCATCCTTCAATGATTTTCTTTTAGAACCATAAGTCTTACCTAGACCTCGTCCTCCACACACACCATTAAATGTTGCATTAAAAGAATACAATTTAGCAAAATCATAATATGCAGTAATTGTCATGCGCTGTACTCATCCAAGAATGTGCGCGGATTAACTGCAGTGCGATATCCGCCATCATTATTAGTGTTCCATACAATAGGATCACCTGGATTAGTGATATGAACTTCCATGTGCAAATGGCAACCAAAAGACGCTCCAGTATCGCCAACATGTCCAATGATGTCCCCCTTATTAACAGACTGTCCTACTGCAATGGGGGAAGGGGCATTCTGATGTGCATACAGAGAACGACATTGCTTACCTGCATATGTCCCACCTGGCAATACACCATGATCGACAATTAGCAAGTTTCCAAAGTTAGCGTGATAATAATTTTCTGATCCTGTTCCATTGCCAATGCAGGGAATTGGCGTGTCACACCCAACAGGAAAGTCTAGTCCCTCATGGAACGTGCCAACGCCGCCCTCGCGAGGGCCATATTCATCACCTGTTTGAGTGTTAGGATCAAAAGGCCACATAAACGAGCCTGTGCCTGGCCCCGGTCCTCCACCAGTATTTTTCACATACCATAGTCCGCCAGTAGTCGGATATGCAAGTGCTTTACTACCATTATCATAGATAACCATTAGCTGATTACCCATTTCTCTAATCTTAACGATGTTGCCACCTCCCGGCGTTGAGCCCCCACCAATAGCATTAAGAATATCAATTGCTACAGGTTCATAATTTTGATACCTATCGGGAAAAGCGGAAACCTGTACCGCTTGACAAACCTCCCCGTTATCCATAGTTTCCCAACCGCTAATATCCAACACGCCAGAAGGTGATGGATAATTAGGGCCACTAGGTCCACCGTAGAATGCGCGAGAACTATAAACGGGATCCATAAGTTCGGCAACGGTGCCCCATCCTGCTGTAGGGCGTTGCTGAAATAGTCCTAGACTGTCATGATCCCCACCGTCCCCATCATTAGGATATCCTGCTGATTCCGGATAAGCGGAAACGTTAGACAGAATGCGCAATGTTGATTCTACTAGTGAAGTCATCAATGCAATGATTTTACCCTTATCACCCAATCCGCCAACAGTATTAGCTGTTGAAATGATTGTGTCTGCCCGTGTCAATTGCGTATGGTTTAGCGTAATTGTTTCGCCGTCACGCGTTGTTGACGTGAGCGAGTCAGGAATTGTCATTGTTTCTCCACTAGTTACAATGATGGGCGGTAGTCTACACTACCGCCCATCATATCACAAACTCTTAAGCAAGCTCATTAAAGTTTGCGGTTTCGGCTCTCTGCAATGCTGCTCGCATCACCGGCCCGGGAACATCGTTGCCTTCATAACCCCAGCGCGCCCTAAGCCAACGTGCAATAGCCGCCCACATATCAGGTCCAAGCACATCGTTTCCAACGTAGCCCCAATTAGCCCGGAGGAATTGTGCAAAACCCGCCATAGACTTAGGGCCCATATTCTGATCAATATCGGTTCCTGCACCATAGAGGTTTGCAATCTTCTGCAATCCTGCACAGAATGCAATTCCAAATGGGTTATACTGCGGAACGTTATTGCTTTCACCAGTTCCAGCATTCCATCCGGTAAAGGTGTAGTGAACCGGATCAGCGGAACCATACCACTGAAAACCATACTCATTCAGCTTTGCACGATCATCAGTGTAGTTATACACATCAATGGCAATACCACCATCGCGCACATGATTGGAGGTTTCTGCGGGACGTGCCGGAGCATAAAGTTCTTCTCTATCGCCGCGATCCCATGCGTCAATAAGTTCCTGCTGCTGCTGTACGGTCCTGCCAGCACTATTAACGATGATGGGCCCGTACTTGTCTTCGAGTGCGTTCAGTGCGGTTGCGGCGTCATCACGGAGCCACATTCCTGGGTGATATTTAAGATCCATTTTATTTCTCCTTAATTTACAATCTTAATGTCTCGCAAGCGCTGCTTCAACTTATTAACTTCTGTTTCAAGTGCTACTAGGGTTGCTCCTGATGTATCGGCAATTGCCGCAGCATTGGCAGGAACGTTAAAGAATTTTCCACTAACTCCATTAAGATCGTTTGCGACCCACAATTTAACTGCACCGCCTGCGGACCTAAACCCATAGTCACTCATTCCAGTAGCATTATTGAACCCGAATTCATAACTACTTTGATCCCCTGCACTTGCATAAATTGCGTACTGAGTATTTCCAGCCGCGTCAGAAATATCAAGATTATAAATCTTGATTCTAGCACTATTTGCACCGCCTAGAATGAGTCCAAACTTATCAGCGGCATCTGCTAGCGTTGCGCAATCAATAATGCTGATGTGTGTGAAACTAGAATCCGTCAACCCAACAATGTTGAGCGCGCTACGAAGAGTATTTCTGATGTTTCCGTGATGCACCCTCAGATTGACTGACGTATCTGTTGCGCTTCCAAATGCGCGAATTCCAACATTTCCACCCTTAATCATAAAATCATGAATGTCAACACTCCCAATGTCCCTGAGGTTAATTCCGTCCCCAGTAGAAGAACCCATATCAAGCACGACATCATGAATAACAACGCGACGATGCTTTAGAGTATGTGGAGAAACCGTCTGCACATTGGTCAAAAGAATGCCATGGCTGCCAGGATTTACAATGACAAGATCCCCAATAGTATAAAGATCCGTATCATTTTCAGGCGTCCACATCTGAGACTTAATGCCCTGCAATGGTACATTAACAATTCTTGCCCCGGAAACAGTCCCACGCTGAACAGAGCCAAAATAAATTCCGTGCTGTCCAGCGCTGGAAATCTCAATTCCGCCGCCCACAAAGAAATCGTGCACGTACCCGGTTACAATTCCTTGCGCAAAATCTTTAATTCGTCCGCCCACAATACGAAATCGGCCATTGTCAAACATGACAACACCGCCGCCCCATTGCCCTGTCTGTGCAGGAATAATGGTTGACCCAACTCCTGAAAGATTACAATTGATTACATTAAGACCCTCTCCACTAGTTCGAGCATCAATTCCAGCACCAGACATGTTAACAACTGTAAGCGAATCAATTACAACGTTTGTTGCATTAGCATCAATGCGAATGCCACTTGCATCGTAGACAGCTGATGTGTTTACCCAGTCAGTGCCCTTACCAACAATCTTTCCACCGCGCCATACAGAATCGGAACTAAGAATAATTGTGGGGCGAAGATTATCAAGCTGATTAAGTGTTGCGTCACTTGCATCAACAATTACTGGTGCAGTAGGAACTACAGCTGCCCCAGTAAGATTAAAATTGCCGCGAATAGAAAGTGGTGCGCCATGCGTGCTAGCATCAATAATTGCATTGTTCAGTAGTGTGCGATCGTTTGCACTATTTCCAGTTCCGATAACAAGTCTAGAACGCGCATTAATCTGATCCTTAACACCATTCAGTGTTGCCGGACTAATGTAAAGCGCGTCAGCCGCTACTCTAGTCTGTGATGCAGGATTATTTAGCATCGCTGCAACAACAGGATCCTGTACCTGAATCCCATCCTGAATGATAAGCGCAACCTGCTCATCAACATAAGTTGTAAGATTTGCAATGCTAGTATTGACATACGCGATTGCGTCATCAACAGTAGTTTGCATGTCTGCAAGCTTAGTGTCAGTTTCTGCTTCTAGAGCTGCAATTGCCGCATTAACAACATTAATCATGTTGTTAATATCTGCTTCTACCTTATCAGCTAGTTCCTGATTAGTTTCATTAATAAATGGAACAATCGTGCGATTAAGGTAACGAATAATGCCGTCAACCTTTTTAAGCATAGTAACACCATCACGATAAGTGAAAGGTGTTACCATCGGAACCGGGCTCCAAGACGGCACGTAAGGAGGAATTGGAATCATTTGAATTATTTACCTTCCATTATAGTTGCGTGCAAAATATTCATCGCCATTATTAAGTACAAGCATAAAACAATCTTCAATCGCATCAATCACCATAAGATCAATGTTAATAAGACTGTTCCTATACTTAATAATTAGGTCCGATGCCGCACCCTGATAACCCGTGACAAGTGTGTCACTTGCATTATTACTTGAATTAGTGGAATTAGCATTAGCATTTCCACTTGCATTAGTCGTTACATCACTATTAAGATCGTTTGCATTCGTAGCATAATCAGCATCCCCTGCCAACATTGTTTGCGGGAAATCTGATCCAACCGAACGTGAACCCGATGTTACATCACTAGCATTTGTGTTACTTGAATCTGATTGGCTTGTTCCTTCCATTGTTCCGGTTCCAACGCTATGAATTCGCATTGCATCTAATGCCTCATAGGGGATTTGAGTGCTTTTGTAAAGCTGATTAAAATATGGCATAATTTGATCCATCTTTTTACGAAGGATCAAAAGGAAATTATCAATTGTTTCAGTACCAATTTCCTGATTGTAATACTCATCAATAATCTTGCCATTAAGAATGTTCCGATAATTCTCATCAAAAATCGGATAATATGACAGTTCTAGCTTGTCATATGAGGTGAATTTAGGAAGCTTTCCATAAATTACACCATTAAAAGTAAAGCTTCCATATTCTTGCTCGTAATCATCTTCATCCATGCTAGTGCCATAAAGAGTTTCAATAACCTCTTTAAGCTGTAGGGTAAAAGCTCCCATTATGCACCATCCTGATCAGGATCAATCCCATTATTGTTAGCAACTGCTGTTGCCTGTGCTTCAACTTCAACATTAAACTCTACGGAAATGTTTTGACCAAATACACTATTGATGTGCTTCAAAGCCTCGCGACGCGCATTCAGCGCAACAAACCGCATAGAGTCAGTTTGTGCATCATTGGCACTTACCTCGTCTGCAACAAGACGCTCTTTCTTGTCTTGATTCGCATTGTCAATTCCGAGCAGTCCCATACACTCATTCCACCATCTAGCGCGAAGAATGCTAAGCTTCTCATAAGAGTCAGGAAGGATGCCAAGATCCAATGTATCAATATTGGCGTTAGGGTCTGCCCCGTTCTTTACGCTAATTACTTCCACACCTTCATCTTGCTGTCTGGCAATGTTAGTAAGTGAAAGCTGATTATTACTAGTAACAGTAAGAATTTTATTGCGCCTAGCATTCTTAGTATTAATCTCAAGTGTATGGTCAATGGTTGCAAGTCTACTTGCATAAATGTTAATAACATCAATCTCAGGAATGCGAAGATAATTCGGATACATTCCGATTGCCTTCTTTTTCTGCTTCTCAATAGGCTTGTCTGAATCAGCCTCAGGAAGATATGCACTTAGAGTCTTAGGCGAAAAGGTTTGTGCTGCACCATCAACACCATTTACCCTTGATCCGGGGCCAATGATTGTAAACGATACAGGGTGCTGCAGAAAGTTCATATAGCCTGTCCCCGTTCCATTAACGGCAACAAGCTTATCAAAATCTTTATCCCAGTACCAAACACAATTGCCATTGAATAGCAAACTAATTTCAATAAAGCGAGGATCAACCGATGACGGAAGATTACTCCACTTAAACCTATTCAGTGCCAATTCCGTAATGCTACGTTCAAGCATTGCATGAATAGCCTGTTCACGTTGTGCACCAGGATTTCTATTAAAGTTTCCCTGTCCGAATAGTGAACTATTATAATAAAAGTCCATTCCGCTTACCATTAGTAACTGATCCCTCCAAGCGGTGCATTGTCTGCAATGTCAATAACGCCAATGTCATCGGGATTTGACCAGTTGGTAAAGCCCTTCTCAAGTATACCACGGATTGCCTGCTTGTGGCCTTCCGGGATGTTGGCTGCTCTAATATAAGTTTGAGTCATCTTCCAATAACTAAACTTAGTCATAACCTTAAGATCTTGCGGAACGTTGATAAAACTATGAATTGCATAACCAAATCTCAACCAATATTCGCCAATTACTCGAATGCTAGCATTATCAATGAGTTTCCATCTAAGCGACAATTCAAGCTTGTTGTGTTCAATATTAAGTGACTCGCCACCAAATTGTCCGCTAACACTAGGCTGGATCATTTTAGCATCCTGAACCTTAGCATTGATTCCAGCAATTTCATTAGCGTAATCGCCACGTGCTGCAAAACGTGCAAGATCAACATTGGTGTCTCTTACAAGCGCTGCCTGCTGATTCTCATTGGCAATAGTTTGCCTAACATTTCTGTTAGTAATCCCCAAACTAGCATCATTAGCTGCTGTCTGAATTCCAGCATTAATAGCGGTATTGCCGCCTTGTGCAAGTCCCGTGATTGCGCTTCCACCTGCGCCACCCGGTGTCAAAGCAGAGCCTACACCCGCAACGCCCTGACTAATGCTGTTTGCAATTGCCTGTGCTGCCAGAGTGCGATTATTGTTTGCCATTGCAGCTTGATTAGTCCCCTGTGCAATGTTTCCGGCTTTGGTGTTAGTTCCAATTGCGCCAGTTGCAATGTCATACTGAGCTTGTGCTCCTGCAAGTGCTCGCTGCTGTGACCAGTCTGCCGAATTAAACCCGTAAGCAATTGAATTCTTATTAGAAGCAAGATAAGACAGTGCCATATTATTTACAACGGGCAAATGTGGGAGATTGCCAATCTGAACCGTAAGATCAAGATATTCTCCTCCATCATCACCGCCCTGGTGCAACGATGCCGCAAAATCAAAATCAATTGCTGCTAGTGCCTGAATCTGATCTTCAGTAAGGTCATAAAGATTTTCAGGCGTAATGCCCGATCTTGCGTTATACGAACGTGGATAGAACTCTACACGCTGACTAGGCGGAGTGAGAGAAATTCGTTCCATCATGTGCGCATTAGCACTATTCCAAAGCTCAGGCTTAAGAATTGCAGGATTTCCAGTCCAAGTAGTCATTTCAATGAGCATGTATGGAAAAGTCCAAAACTTTTTAAGCCCGCGGTATCGCTCAGGAATCTGGCCTACAAGATCATTAGTGTTACGCCAGTCAAGCTGCATAGAGTGCAGCGCAGGTCCCATAACTAGATTAGCAATCTTACTCCCAGATGCAGGGAGCGATCCAAGCACGTTATAACGTGCAAGAGAGGGAGTATAAGTTACGCTAATGATTCCTTGCGTGATCCATGGTGCGGCTGCAAGTGAAAGCATTTTATATTCAAAGTCGCCAATATTTTCAAAATAGTAGAAATTGGCTCCACTGGGCATTCCATTAATCTGAGAACCGCTAGCGCTTTCAAGCTTTGGATCGTCAACGGTTCCGGGGTCAGCGTCAAGATCAGTAGCAGAAACGACAATCACATCACCATACTTAGCTGCGGTTTCTCCACCAAAAGGAAGTGATGCATTGAGCATGACGGTTTCGCTGCGACGCATTACCTGCTGATATTCGCCACCAATGTCTAGACCCTCAGGGACTGTGAGATAATCTCGTCCATAATTGTTGAAGGCATTAGTATTTGCAATTCCGATGTGCCCACGCTCAACGTAACAATTTCCAAACTGTACATCATAAACATATGTCTGCCAAACATCAAGTTGAATGCGAAGTCGCGTAGTTGAAGGATTTACATATTCACATTCAAGAATAAAGTAGTAAAAATCCTTCTGAATGTCGCCTTCAATCGGCATAAGTGGATTACTTGCGCGAAGATAATTGTACCTATTGACCCGATTATATGGGATAGGAAGAAACACATCCTGCCCTGGCTTTGCATACATCATATTTTCAATGGTAATGCCTGCGGGTGCTAGTCCATCAATATAAGTATTAAGTGCTGCACGGTTATTAAATCGCACAACATCACGATAATCATTGTTCCACGGCACATTTACAAGATCGAGACTTGTTCCTGCGGTCCAAACACTGTAATCAAAATCAAGCCCTGCGCCATAAACATTAGGCGGACCGGGGATTCCATTTGCCATTTAATACATCCTTTCAGACTATATCTAAATGTGGGGAGGGTTCCTAAGACACCCTCCCCACATTATTACTACTCTATTATGCTACACCATAAGTAAAGGTCCAGCTTGCAGTAGCCCCGGCTGCAAGCTCAAACCCGCTACGAGCAACCGCCGTGATGGTAACGGGAGTGCCGTTAGCCACGTTCACAGTTGCGCCGTTATTCAGGTTAGTAGCGCCGTTCTTGTACTGAACGCCTCGCTGGTTAGGAATGGTAATCACATTCGTAGTGCTATCCCATCCCGGCTTCTCAGGAGTAACCTCTTCAAGCCCATCCTGGTCGGTGTCGGGAATGACCTCAGGGCTAGGCCAAGGAATGATAAGATCGCCAACAACAGTGCGCGTCGTAGTGTTAACAAAACCATTGTTATCGGTACTAGTAGCAATGATATCAAGAGTCTGGGATTCCTCATCAGGACCGATGAAAAGATCGCCATTGTTAGTAATGTATGTAAACTGAGAGGTGTGTGCGCCAAGCGTAAGCGTGACGGCATCATTATCAGAATTCGCAGGGTTGGTAGTTGCAGAGACGTTAACGTCGTAGAGCGTGCCGCGAATAACGTTAGCTGCCTGAACAGTCCCGGTCTTGTCCTTAATGGTGATGGTTCCGACGCCGGTAACCGTAGTATCGCTATTGCTAATCACAGTAGACTCCCGCTTGCTATTGAACATCACAAGAGGCGCAAAGCGCGACGCACTCATAACCTGCCAGTGATGCAGCCAATAGTTAGTAGTAAGCTTCGCAGGATTAAACAGGCTAGTAGTTTCAATAAGATTGTCAGCAACAACAAAAAACTTATTAGTGGTAAGGACCGCCTGCACGCCGTCAATACCAAAGTCATTTGCCGGAACAACAATCTTACGAGAACCGAATTCTGCCTTAGTGATGTTGAATGCTGCGGCCAGGGCCTCCACATCCATAGCTGCATCAGCGGTTGCCGTAGTAATAAGCATAAGCTCATCAGGCTTAGCCGCGACAGGCATTCCAGCGGGGTTATAAAGCCGTGAAATAAATGGAAGCGTATTGCTGTACTCACGCAGACGACGAAGAAGGAAACGAGAATCTGCGGAAACGGAAGTCTGATCCGAAACATCAGGAACCTTGACATTGTGATATGCCTCAGCCTTGTCATACTCGCGGAACAGATTCATCATCAGCAAGTATTCGTCCCACTGATCGGACGTCTGGGGAGTGCTCATCAGATTAGTCATAAACGACCCAAGCTGATTGTTGAGTAGTGCAAAACGAAGGCCAGGAAGATTAACCGTAAACGGGTAGCGATCCTTACGATTCACCTTGTGAAAACTAGTCTGCACTTCAATCGGGTGATTACCGAAAAGCTCCTTCTCAAGCTCATCCCTATCAAAATCGTAATCAACAGCCTGCAAAAGACCATTCATTACCTCTTCGATAGTCTCGCCCTGTTCAAGCATTCCAATCTTGAACTCAGAAAGAGGATTCTGCCAAATGCTATTGCGGAACAGCACAAGACCAATCTGATTAACAAGCGCATCAACAAACTGATTACGAGTTGCAGTGTAATCCCAAAGATTCTGTACAGTCTCCTGCACGTTTGCCTGAGTGGCCTCAGGCACGCGGTGCTGATAGTCGGACCCCTGCTGATTGCGAACGGCATTGAGCCAATCTGCAGTATTAAATACGTCACTAAGTGGACGAATATTCTTAGGCATTCTTTCCCTTACTTTTCAAAAAGATCATCAATAGTGATTTGTGCTGCATCCGGCTTTCCATCCCCGTTATTAACAGGCTTTGGAGTCGGATCCTCAGCGGGAAGTTGATTAACAAGATCCCAATTCTTAGACTTTACCTCAGTGATTTCTGCATCCCTCTCACGGATCACATTGTCCTTATCGGTAATCTGAGAATTGAGTGTTTCAATCTTAGCGTTTGCAGTGCCCAATTCGCCATTGTGAATGTTCAGCATTTCACTGACAACACTCTCAATTGAAAGATCGTCCTGGCCTTCAAGACTATTAATATACTCTTCAAGCTTTCCCATTATGCTCCAATCATATAAAGCGAGGGGAGGACCATTATGATCCTCCCCTCTTAATCGGGCATCCGACGAACTGACTCAGCGGGTTTGCTACCCCTATGCTATCACAGACACCACTCAAGGTGTGCAAATTCTGGTATAGTCTGTTCAATTCTTTATCGAATGCCACATTTCTTTAAGTACTAAATTACTTAGACTTAGGCTTAGCAGGTGCCTCCACCTCAGCATCCTTGCCGCGACGCGGCTTGTGCTGATCCGTGAGAACAAAAGTCAGCACAGAAACACCCTGGTAAACAGGGTTCCCCGAGCGCTCACGCGAGCCTACCTGAGTGCGCCGCGAGTAATCCGAGTGCTTAAGACTTGCAGTATGTCCAATCTTGTTTGCGGCCTTAGCAATGAGGTTACGCTCAACCGTTTCCTTCGCCGAATCAACTTCGACAGTCCAAGAGGCATCCGGATTGGTCTTAAGTGCCTCAGCAAACGCTGCCATAGTCTCATCATACTTATTTGCCTTCTCCGGCTTAGTGTAGGTGCCGAAGGTGCCGATAACGCTATCAGTCATGATATTGCCTTTCTTGATTGCCCGATTATGTGGAATAGGGAGGGGAGAGGTTTTACCCTCTCCCCTGCTGGTAATTCCATAGTACACACACTCAGAACGATTGTCAACCTCATCTAAGTTTTAGTTCAAAGGGAACATCTTTAAGCACGACTCCGCCGGGGACTGTTTGAGGGCTCAGCTTGCCGTGCAGCACTCTACCTTCAACCAAGTCCTCAAACGTCAATGTTTCGGATACTGACGTCGGCAACCCAGCAATTCTATTTTCGTAATGATGTTTAATCTGGCATTGTTCGGGACAATTGTCTTTGTGTACATTATCATCTTCTTTGCGTTCCAAATATGCTTTTGGTCTGATATAAAAGGCTTCCTTAAAATTATATTCATGCTTCCATGCTCCCAAATCTGTTGGGTGAACTGTAATTGATTCAGGGATGTTTTCTTGCAGCAAATGCAGTGAATCTGTGTCAGCATAAGCAAAAACATTGTAATTAGCTTGTGCTGATCTAATAGTTACATCGCGCGCCCATGCCGTAATAAAAACTCCTGCTGCGGTATATACCGGGTCCCTAGTGTCAGATTCTCCTCTACGCAACCTAACAACTCCATCCTCAAGAATAGGAATCTTAGATGTTACATTAGGGTTACTAGCGAATTTTCCATACAAGCTATTCAGATGTAGTTTAGCAATCTCTCGTTTACCACCAGTTTCTTTAGCTTTAATTTCTGACCATTTAGAAATATATGAATCAAACATTCCTGCTGTTGCTCTAAATCTCCACCCACCGTGGAATGCAATTACTTCAATGTCATAATGATCATTATAAAGATTCCAATCAACATTAGTTACGGTAAGCGTTGTTGGTTCTTTAATCTCTTTCAAATACTCAGTACCAATAAACATATTGGTTCCCTTAATCTGAATACATGGAATATGATTAATTTTAAGTTTTGCTGTGAACGTGACGCTAAAGATAGTTAATGGAAACTGTTCAGTTGGTTCTACAAAACCACTACCATAAATAGGAGTGCCATACGGAATTTTCTGAAAATTCATAACAGATGGATAAAGCGAATTAACATCTAGAACAAGTCCTGATCCAACAACTCTACCTTTAAAACGCTCATCCGCATATGTAAACCCCCCTCTATATGCGCGTCTAATCTCTCTGTCAACATCATAATGTAGAACCGGAAAAGTTTTCTCAAATAGTTTTGAACCTACGAGATTCTTATACTCTGCTAGAGCGTCACTACCAATCGTAAGTTTCTTCATTCCAGACGCAATAACTTCATTCATTGCTTGTGCAATAATAGAAACATCACGTTTTAGATAATCAATTTCTTCTTCCGTAAGAATGTGTCCTACTGGTCTAGGTGCTTCATAATCAATGTCGCCCTTAGACATTTCAAGCTTGAATGCCTGTGCTACTCGCCTAACACCCATTGGAAGTTTTTTAAGTGAGTCCCTGAATTCAGTAGTGTAACCATTCTTCCAATTTACTGTAATGGAATAAAACTTTCCCATATCAGAAATCAGTGAAGAAAATTCGCCTTTATCTTTACGTCTGTCTGTCGTATGAACATAACCATTATTTAGCAGCCAATCGAGTAGAAATGCTCCATCGAATCTAAGGTTATGAAAATAGCAGTTGCTATTGATTTTTGATATGCGTTCCATAAAAGAATCGATATCAGTGCCAATTTCTACATTATCATATCCGGGTTTTTCAATGTCTGCTAGCCCCCATGCCCATACTCTGCAATCATCAATTATTGTTGTTGTTTCAAAGTCGGNACAGAATGATATGCGTGTTGCATTTACATCAGTGCGCTTTTTACGTGGTGCTTTCTGTTTAGGAGGGTTGGCTTGTCTATATGTTTCTTCCTGATTGTGAAAGAAATCTAGCCAATCCATATTAGGCATTTATGGCCTTTCTCGCGGCACGTCTGTCTTAGCCCAATCCAACAATGTTTTATTCTCTTGATAAGCAGTGTCAACAACTTTATCTTGCCAAGATTCTTTTCTTGTTCCTGCTGCGCGTTCCTTCATTTGCTCATACTTAAGGAATGTACTTTCAGCCATATTGGTGCCAAACCAAAGCGCATCAAACTGATAATCACTCAAGTCTTCAACAGCATTAACAAACTCATCTTCATTCATATATTCAAGAGCTTTAATAAGATTATCTCTACCTTCATTGATAACCTTTTCAACTCTATCCCCTTTAAGAATGTTAATCATTTGTCGAGTGAGCTTTTTAAGTGCGCCAGCATTAGCAATATCTTTAGCTTCAACATTCATATCAGGGTACACGCCAAAATCACTATGCCCACCCATACGCGGTGTCATAGCTGTATGCTGAGTAACAGACATTCCTGAAGGTGTATGAAGTTGGTTCATAGCAGCGTCACGCTGATCCTTCAAAGCCTTAATCTGCTCCTGCTGTGTCATCAAATAACTAACCTGTCCGCGAGGAAGCGGCGCGCCTCTATGTCCCCCTACGAACTGATTCCCTCTACGCATGAAATCATTAAGCTGAACAAGATAATTGCTCAACTGCTTAGCATTGTAATTATTTTCAATACCTACACGCCGTCTTGGATCGAACTCTGATCCGCCAACCTTTGCGCCACTGTTGCGCTCTGTTCGCCTAATTTTTGCTTGTACCGCTTTGATCCGGTTTTTAACTTCTGCTCTAAGCCTCTTTGCTTCACTCACTGAGTCACCGTCACAAAGTACACCTTATAACAGTTAGTACACTTAACCTCTTGCGCGCGTGCAAGAAACGAGCTAGAAATTTCAATCTTGATCGCATAATCGCAATCGCACAAAAGTTGCATCATACTCCCTAGTATATCAGAAAATGGGCCGGGTCCGAAGACCCGGCCCATTAAAAGAGCGATTTTAAATTAGAACGTAAGCGTAAGGAACCGGAAACCGTTACGTGCACGGTCCTCCTTAACGCCAACCTCAAGCGGTTCCTCCCACTCGCGAGGAGAGCCAAGAACCGCAAACGTCTGACGAAGTGCCTGTGCGATTCCCTTAGAGGTTGCGTGGAATGCGTGATCCTCATTATCAATCAGAGTAATGCGCGTGGTGTTCTCGATAAGCCCGGTCTGATCGTTAGCGATTTCGACCGCCTGAAGAACAACGTCGACAATCTTGATCTTCTTCCCGACCTGATCGAGCAGGGGAGTAGAGTTGTTGATTGCCTTAAGCATCTTCATCTTGTCGGCACGGTTGGTGAGCTGCAGGGAAGTGTAGAATCCTGCCTGCTCAGTAATCTCAGCGATTCCGTCGCGCTTGACGGGAACGGCAACAGCGGTGTTATCAGTCATTATATTTCCAATCATTATTGTTATATTTATTAAGGACTGTCGCGAATCTCCTTTAGACCCTTCCAATTCCACAGCCTCTCAGTGTTAGGGTATTTAACTGAGTGTAACCAATGCTCGGTAGATTACTGTTACCGTCAGGCTGACATTCACCAGTTGCCATTATAATTTATGCGCAGTCTGCTTTTATTGCCTGTACTCGCTGAACGCCCGCTTATCATCTACCGATTGCCACGAGCCGGTTATGCCTGAACTATTAAATTATATCGTGCAATGCCTAACAATGACGTTAGTTACTGGCGCTATGCCATTGCACAATGTGGGATCCCGCGCCTCGCTGGAATGGTAGGACTCGAACCTACAACCTACGGATTAACAGTCCGCTGCTCTGCCATTGAGCTACACTCCACCAGATTAATTACCTGGGTGATAATTAATCCTTCCGACTCGAACGGACACGCAGACCTCCCCAGTTTGCATGGTACCAATTTTAATTATACATTCATCTGCTCAAACAGTTTATAGAATGTCGTCTACCCTAAGCGCATGGTTGGTAGCTTATCGTGAAAACACTATTTGAGTAGTGCATGCGGCTTATTAAATTGGAGTGAGGGTTATGGACGGATACGAACCGCTGCGCGTAGCTCACACGCGCCGAATAAGGAGCTAATTCTTATTGTTGATAACACCATGTCTAATAGGGTGTTCGCTCGCTGCGCTCCACATTAAAACTTACGATAAAGTTGCCCGTACTATCAACACTCCGATAACCCAGCTTATTAAGTTTAAGATCAAAGCAAAAGTAATTCAATCTGAATGTTAAATTTATCGATCAGTCAGTTGATCGCATTGATTAGATTTCGATTGAGCTTCTAACCTCTTGCCTTGATAAATCCAGTATAGCCGGAACCGTATGCGCTGTGCTATTGAGGAAAGCTCCAAACTTTCTTGTAGGAAACCTACAAACATCGTGCGTTGTAGGAAGCCACAGTGTGTTTACGTTAACATTTGTGCGTTGTCGACATGTCGTAGACATCCTACAAAGGTAAGGGAAGGTTCTTGTAGGAACCCTACAAGTTCAGCGCAT